TCTCAACATATACACTATTCAAAATCTGATTTAGACTATACTATGGATGTCAATAAAATATTCGATAACCTGTACCAAGAGGAATAAGTTCAAATGAACTATTCAGAACTGACGCAAGCGATCAAAGACTATACGGAGAACACAGAGAGTACCTTTGTGACCAATATCCCTAACTTTGTGCGTCAGGCTGAAGAGCGGATCTTTAGGGATATCACTATTCCAGAATTACGCAGGAACGTCACAGGCAATGTAAATGCTGGCAATAAGTATGTTGCGAGGCCTGATGACTTTTTAGCCACTTTCTCCTTAGCTATTATCAATGGTACAACGTACAATTACCTTTTAGACAAAGAGGTAAACTTTGTGCGTGAAGCTTTCCCTGATACCACAGTGCAGGGCTTGCCTCAGTATTATGCTATATTTGATGGAGATACCGCAACAGGTCATGGTAACTTTTTGCTAGGCCCTACGCCTGATGCTGCATATAACTTAGAGTTACATTACTATTATGATCCACCTTCTATTGTTACTGCGAGTACATCTTGGCTTGGAGACAATGCAGAAGCGACATTGCTTTACGGATCTCTCATAGAGGCGTATACGTTTATGAAGGGCGAAGGCGATATGGTTCAGTTGTATAATGAAAGATATTCATCAGCCCTTATAAATATGGCTACCTTGGGTGCTAAGTTAAGAACTGATACATACAGGCAACCCGCCGCGTAGGAGATAGGGTATGGCAATAATTCAAACAACATGTACGTCTTTTAAGCTTCAGCTTCTAAAGGCAGAACATGATTTTGAAGCACATACGTTTAGGATAGCTTTGTATTCCAGCACGGCATCTTTGGGGGCTGATACGACTGTATTCAGTACAGCAAACGAAATAACCAATACATCTGGAACGGCGTATACTACGGGGGGCAAGCCGTTGACAGTTACATCTACATTTCCAAAGACCTCTGGCACTACCGCTATTGTGGACTTTGATAATATTTCATGGACTGACGCAAGCTTTACAGTAAGGGGGGCGCTGATCTATAACGCGAGTGCTTCCAATAAAGCGGTTGCTGTGTTAGACTTTGGAAGCGACAGGGTTGCTAGTAATAGTACCTTTGAAATACAATTCCCCGTAGCGGATGCCACATCTGCTATAATTCGCATAGCATGATAGGAGTTATCTAAATGGCGAGCTTTGTAAAAGTAAACGATTTTGTGGTAAATGCAGTCCACAATGTAGACCTTGCAAGCGATCAGCTTGCTGTAGCCTTAACAAATACTGCACCGGGCAGTGAATCAAGCAACCCAACCGCAGATGGTAATGGTATTGTTGGTAATCTCACACAGATTAGCTACAGCAATGTGTCTTCTCGCAACCTGACTACAAGCTCATCATCACAGTCTGGTGGTGTATATAAGCTGGTTGTCGCAGATCTTACGCTTACTGCCTCTGGTACGGTTGGTCCATTCCGTTACATTTATATCTTTGATGATACGGTTACTTCTCCAGCGGATCCAATCATTGGGTACTATGACTATGGCACCTCATTGACGCTGAACAACGGTGATACCTTTACCCTAGACTTCAGCCCAAGCAACGGTGTCATCCAACTAACATAAGGCAGTATCATGGCGAAGCTCTTTAACAGAGCCAAGATGACAACCAGTACCACGGGTACTGGCACAATCACACTTGGCAGTGCGTCTACGGGGTTTCAGAGTTTCGCGGATGCTGGGGTTAGTAACGGTGACGTAGTACAGTACGTTATTGAGGAACTTTCTAACTTTGAAATAGGAACTGGTACATACACTTCGTCTGGCACAACCCTTACAAGGACTGTGCAGGAGAGTTCAAACTCAGATAATGCCATCAGCCTCGCGGGGAACGCTGTTGTCTTTATTAGTGCGGTAGCCAGTGACTTAAACATCTTGCAGAATGCAGGGTCTACCAAGGTTGCGGCTACATCCTCTGGTGCCACGGTTACAGGTAACTTGGCTGTAACGGGCACTGTGGATGGACGCGATATTGCAACGGATGGCACAAAGTTAGATACTGTAGAAACCAATGCTGACGTAACGGATAGCTCAAATGTAGGATCTTCTCTTACAGGTTTTGCTACGGGCACAGATGCAGGTTCCTCTGATCTTATTCCTGTTTACGATGTGAGTGCATCTGCTTGGGAAAAGCAGACTATCGCCAATGCCGCTCTGCAAGGACCGACTGGGCCTACTGGCCCCACAGGTCCAACTGGCCCGACAGGGCCAAACGGACCTACTGGCCCTACTGGACCCCAAGGTCAAAAGGGCCAAAAGGGGGAGGTTGGTTCAACAGGCCCAACAGGCCCAACTGGCGGTACTGGACCAACGGGTTCGACAGGCCAAAAAGGTCAGAAAGGCGAGGTCGGTAATACAGGCGGCACAGGCCCAACCGGACCGACAGGCCCTACGGGTCAGAAGGGCCAGAAAGGTGAAGTCGGTAATACTGGTGGAACAGGCCCGACTGGACCGACAGGCCCCACAGGGAACACGGGCGGTACAGGTCCGACTGGCCCACAAGGACAAAAAGGACAGAAGGGGCAAAAGGGTCAAACTGGTAACACAGGGCCAACCGGACCAACGGGGCCAACCGGACCAACGGGTTCGCAAGGCCCAACGGGAGGCACAGGCCCAACGGGAAGCACAGGTCCAACTGGCCAGAAGGGGCAGAAGGGGCAAACAGGAAGCTCTGGCGGCACAGGCCCAACGGGTCCGACTGGTCCAACAGGACCATCAGGTAGCCCCTTTGGTGGTGGTACGTTTACTAATAATATAGCCTTTAATGACGGATATGGTATAACCCGTGTTGAGGATATTGGTCTTGATGGCAAGCTATATCATTATGGCGATACAGATACATACATACGATTTCACAGTTCAAATCAGATGGAGTTCGTCGGAGCGGGCGCTCAGATTGCAACATTTTATGGAGCATCGGGGCAAGCTGGAAATGTATATTTTAGCAACATTAGTTTTGTTCAAGTAAGTTCTGACTTACGTGCGACAGGAAACATAACCGCGTATTATTCAGATGAAAGACTAAAAACTAAAACGGCTAATATTGAAAACGCGCTTGATAAAGTAAACTCGCTTCAAGGCTTTTACTATGTAGAGAATGATTTAGCGCGGTCCTTTGGGTATACTAGTAGTCAAACACAGGTAGCTTTATCTGCTCAGCAAGTAAAAGCTGTAATGCCTGAAGTTGTTAGCCTAGCTCCTTTTGATATTGCAAATGTACGAGAGTTTGAAACTGGTGCTGAGAAAGATCAAAAATCTGAGTCAGGAGAAAATTACTTAACAATAGATTATGCAAAACTGGTTCCTCTTTTAGTTGAAAGCATTAAAGAATTAAAGGCTAGGATTGAGGTTTTAGAAAATGGCTCTTCCTAGTAGTGGTGCAATATCTTTAAATGAAATGCACGTTGAGGTTGGAGGTTCTAGCGGCTCACAGGTTTCATTAAACGATGCTGATATTCGTGGGCTAATCTCAAAAGGCTCTGGCGTTCAAATGTCTTTTAATGAATGGTATGGCGCATCAGCAGGGCCAGCATTAAATAACTTTGACTTATTAAATGCAACTTTTGGATCAGAAAGAACTTTAGTTCAATTACAGCCAACGAATGTTGGTACTCAACAAAATACTCAATGGATGAGACTTCCAAATTATAGTGATGATGCTTTTATGGCAGACTTTAGCCATGATGGAACAAAAATGTTTGTCATGGGACTTCCCGCTACGTCCTCCGCTGGTAACGCTTCGCTTTATAGGTACGATATGAGTACAGCTTGGGATATAACAAGCGCCGTGGGGCAAACTGGTTTGTCGGGTACAACAAGTAATGGTTACGTTCTTCCAAGAACTATCGGTGGCACTAGTATTACTTATGGTAGTTATAGTAATCCCCCCTGCTTTAAGTTTTTTAACAGTGGTCAGGGGATTCTAATTTCATATCAACCAAGCAGCAATCGTGCAAGTTTGATCTACGGCTCAATGACAACTTCTTATGATCCATCTACCGCAACTTGGTCAACATTGAATACAAATATAAATTACATGAGTAGAACATTTAATATTGCTGTAACTCAAGATTTAAAAACTATAATGTTTTCTGCTAACTACTCTAATATTTTTTATCCTTTCGCAAGACTTGTAAGACTTGTTAGCTCATCAGCTAATGCAATGAGTAGTGGACTTTCTGCATACACACAGACTGTTTATGATTACAGGGTTTATCAGGGTGCTGGTAGTACTAACAATACATCCAGAACTTGGATTTTTGGTCTTGATGTAGACATGTCTTCTACATCTTCTTACGCGGGCGGCACAAATATTACAGGTTATACAAACCAATATACTAAGCGTTATATACATAGATATGATGATACGTTTAATGGCAGTAGTAGTGATTTTAATGCAAATACTTCCGCAGGGTCGGCAGCTACCAACGTATTAACTCCTTCTGAAAGTGATGCTTATAAAGCCATAAGGCGTATAGTAATAAATTCAGCGGGTACAAAAGGGCTTGCCCAATTAGGACCAACTGCCACTGTAAGCGGTGGCTTAACTTCCACGGAAGCAAAGAATTGGACTTACCCCCAACGGATCGTTAATGTAACTTGGTAACTATCATTAGGTGGGGGGATAATGAGGCAAAATTGGCAGATGTGGTCTGGTGGATTATCTGACGAAGATCTTTCAACAGTGCTTTTAAAAGCGGCAAAGCTTAACACAAAAGCTGCTACAACTTTTAACAATGCAGACACGAGCGTAAGGTCAAGTGATGTAGCTTGGTTAAGCGGCAACACAGAGGTTCAAGATATTCTCTGGAGATATGTAAAAGCTGCGAACGAAAATGCTTTTCACTGTCAAGTTGAAAATATTTGTGACATTCAATTTACAGAATATCACGCTGATAAGGGTGGTCATTACGACTGGCACATAGATGTAAACTGGAACGGCAATAATTTTAGAGACAGGAAATTAAGCGTCACGGTTCAGCTTTCAGACACAAGCGAATATGAGGGCGGGGGATTTGAGTTTGCGGAATGCCAAACACCAGACGCTTCATCTCGCCTCAAGGGAACCGTACTAGTTTTCCCAAGCTATTTGCAGCATAGAGTTTTGCCTATAACAAGAGGCACAAGAAAAAGTCTTGTTGCGTGGTTTGAAGGTCCAAGGTGGCAATAGTCTATCAGATTTCTCTGCATGGGTCTGCTTATGACGCACGGGGAAAAGATTGGGATACGGTAGAGAAGGAGACGGGCTGCATTAGAGACGCGCAGTGGCGTGATCCAATACTCTACAGGCCCCTGTTGATTACGGAGTTTGGTTGCGCTGTTAGCCACCTCAAGGTTTGGGAAAAGATAGCGGCATCTAATCGCAATGGGATAATCCTTGAAGAAGATGCAGTCTACGATAGCATTGACCCTAATGCGGTAGACACCCTATTGAAGGAGCATGACAGCGTTTGGTTGGGATACCGTCTTAATACTCTTGGCTATTGGTATAATTGTCATGCTTACGCTATTAGACCAGAAACCGCCAAGAGATTGATAGAAGGCTACAAGGATGCTATCATCCCTGTAGATGAGTGGGTGCCTGCCAAGCTAAAAGTTCAATCGAACTTTTTCTTTACACCAGAGGTGGTAAAGCAGATACCAAGAGAAGTTAGACCAAGCACGATTGAGGGGGAATCAATGCAGGTACATGTACTAACCGTTGGAACAGATCAAAGTAAAATGTGGGCTTTAGAGCAATCTGCAAAAGCGCACGGGATAACGTACTTAAATCTAGGTCGCCAAGTAACTTGGATGGGCGGCACAATGGAAGTCCAAGGCGGGGGCCAAAAGATTAACCTTGTACGCAACCACCTTGAATCGCTGCATGATGGAGATGTTGTGCTGTTCGTTGATGGGTATGATGTTATCATAAACGATACGCTGCCTACTATCTTAGAGAGATATGAGGATATGGGTGCGGATATCATATTCGCAGCAGAAAAGAACTGTTGGCCCGATTCGACGATGGCGTCACAATTTCCTCTGTCAACAATCTATAGGTACTTAAACAGCGGCGCGTACATAGGTAAAGTGGGTATGCTCAAAGAGTTTCTTAATGAGGCCGTGCCCAATGACTCTGATGATCAACTATGGATGCAAAAAAGATTTTTATCATCTGACTGGCAATCTACGGCTTCTGCTAATTTAGATTACGAAGGATACATCTTTCAGTGTGATGACGATATTGAGATTATCAATGGTCAACTATCAAACGGCATGTGCTGCCCATGTATCTATCATGGAAATGGTGGCGATGACGCAAAGGTAAGATTTAAAAATCTTGCAGATAAATTTGGTTATGTAGAAGAGGCAGACGTATTATCTCCAGTATTCCATAAGGGCCTTGAGTACGAAGAGATTGCACCAGAAATACTGGTGACGGAGTTTATGTCAGAGGCTCAGTGCCAACAGTACATTGAAGCATCAGAAGGCCTTGGTAGATGGGGTGAGCTTGATGGTGATAAGTTTCCAGCGCAAGAAATAAGACTCAAAGAACTAGCTTTGTGGAACGAGATATCAGGACTATGGGCTAACAAGCTTAGTAAGATATGCGAGAAGCATTGGTATCCAGAAGCGTACCTTGGGTTACGTGATGCGTTTACTATGCGTTATTCTATGGACACACAGACAGAATTAGGTTTGCATACAGATGCGTCTTTATTCACAGGCAGCGTAAAGCTTAATGATGATTACGCTGGTGCGGAGCTTGTTTTTCCTAGACAAGAGTTTACAAACAAGGATGTAAAAGTTGGGCAGTGCATTTTGTTTCCGTCTATGGTAACACATGGACATAAGGTTCTTCCTTTGCGTGTCT